TTATGTTATCTGGTAAGTCCCTGCAGAACTTCCCCCAGCAACAACCACAGTGCCATTTTCGGTTATTTCATCAATAACCGCGTTAGCTATGGCTTGTGCCATACCTGATGCTTTAGCATGTTCGCCTGGTAATACGAAACCTGCGCTTGTTAGTTCACTTTCTATTTTTGACTTTAAGCTTGCTTTGGTTATTGCCATGTTATTTACCTGCAAATACTGTTGTTGAACCATCTGCATGTGGTTTGCCCGTAAAGGCGCAAATACTTTCACAGGTAATAACCCCTGTGCCACCATTTAATTTAATGGTGTCTGCATCTTCAGTGATATTTTTAGCGTTAATGATTAAGTTCTTTGCGCTTTTTAGCTTCATGTTTTCGCCACTTTCAACGATCACTTCTTTTTTACTACCAAGTAATACGTTATCTAAAGCGACTATTATCGCTTTTTCACCAATTAAGGTTTTTAAGGCGCCCATTATTTCATTAACTTGATTGCCATCAATTTTGCTAGTGTCGTGGCCGCTTATGGTGGTGTTTCTTTGGTGGTGGTTTTGCTCGCTTACTTGGCTATCAATTATGTGCTTTTGGCTGGTTTGCTTTATTTCACCATTAGTTTGCATGTGCCAATCTTCATTACTGCCTGTAATTTTACTGGTACTTGATTGCTGTAAAACTACATCAGTTGATTTATTGTCTGGTACCAAGCTTTGCCAGGGTAATATAGCAGTGATCACCGGCCTTGAATTTAAGCCATCAATATATTGAATCAAGCAATGCATACCTGCACTCGGTTCAATAAACAGGCCTCTTTCATGGGCTTGTCCAGTAGCTAAGGTGACTTGCTCAAAAATGGGTGTGGCTAAAGGCTCGCCCGATACAGCATCTAATAATTGAATATCAGCGGCTTTATAAGCCCTAAAAGCGGTACTTATTTTGCTATTGCCTGTGGGCAAATCATGCACTTTTTCAATGCGTGCAAGTTGTGGTAAGTGTTTGCGTTGCCCTAATTCAGGGAAAAATCTCAAAACTATGCGGCGTATAGCGTTTTTGACCATGTTATTTTCTGCTTATTACCTATGAGAGTGGTTTCAATAATAAAACGGTTGTTAAGTTTTATACCTGGGCGCATTTGTGGCACGGCCATCATTTCACCCGTCGTGGTACTTTTAATTTTTATGATATGTTCAGCCAAATTATCAACGGGGGTATTGGCCCACGGTGAATCATGCCAACTGCCCACATAAATTAAACCATCCGGGCGTTGTTGAAAGATATAATCGGGAATATTAAATACTTTGCCCAATTGTCTTAACGCACTAAGACCATCACCTTGATGATAAAAACACGGCACTTTGGTTTTCATGTAATCTTGTTCGCCATATACAAACGTAAAGCCGGTACTTTCTAATGCGGTTAATACATCGCTAGCATTAGCAAAACGTAAAGCCATTGGTATTAAAAATGATAATGCGCCTATCAATTCACGACAGGTTAAAAACCATTGGCCATCGGCAAAGTGTTTAGATTCTATTGCCCCTAAAAAATACGGGGTTAGTTCGTCAACTTTGTAACCTAATTGTAATTCAACTACACCTTTGGGCTCGTCTTCGCACGTTACGACAAACGTTGCACGGCCAGTGCTAAATAAATCTAGCTGTACACTGTCACTAACAATATTAGTAACGGATTTACCGCCAAAGGTTAGGCTTTTGGTTAATCGTGCTGATTGCTGCATTTAAACACCTGTTACCTGTTCAAATTGTGCCAGCACATTGTTATGGCCGTCATTGGCTTGGGTATTGGTGCTTTTATTGGCTTTGTTATCAAGTTGCTGTTGTTCGCGCTCAGATTTACTTAATACTTCAAGTAATTTAAAGGTAATAACCCAACCTTTTACGTCTTCAGCTTCAACGGTTTTTACTTCACCATCAAATTTAACTTTTCGCACTTTATACGCGCTAGCCACATCGCTATTTACAGTGTAAATTTTGCGTGCGCCATTTTCATCAAGGTCTTTTGCTTTAGTAATTAATTGCGCTAGTTTTTTATGATCAACAAAAGCAATATTGGTGGTAATGCTAAGCACTGCGGCTTTTACCCCATTATCAGTTGAAATTAAATAAGAGCCTGCCCCGCTTAAATCTTCACCCGCGAGTTTAATGCCACAATTAATTTTGGTGTTATAACCTGGTACTTGCCAACCATTTATTGAGATCATAAAAACAACTCTTTAAGTGCGGTTAATTCGCTCACGCTACCTACAAAAACCACATAGGCCCAATGCAAATCATTATTGCCCAGTGTTTTAATGCTACTAGCTAGGTTGGCGGCATTACTGGCGCTAAATTCTTTTACTTCAAGGTTTAAGCTTTGGGCAACAAAGTTAGTTTGGCTAAGCCTATTATCTCGAGCCTCCTTTAAACTGTTTGCTTCTGCCAAAGCATTATCTATGGTGGTAACTAAGCTTGTGCCATCGTTTGCCAATAGTGCTTTTGATTTATCACCATAAGCATTTTTAATGGGTTTTAGGGTCCTAATATCATTAAGGACTTGCCACTCAATATTTTGGCCGATATTCGCAATGAATTTGTCTTGTTCAAGGCTGGCAAAACTAGCCGCCATTTTTTTCAGCATTAATAAAGCCGATTATTGGGCAAGCGCTGTTAACCGTTGCCAAAGTGTTGACTAATTTACTCGCACTGTTTTCAATGACATACAGCACCAAGGCATTAAATGCACTGGGTTTGCTTTGCCTAGTACTATCACTAATAGCGTTAGCCAAAAGTAAAGAGCCTTGCGCGGCACTAACACGGCTAGCACTTTCATAGCTATGTAAGGCCAATACACTAACGGGTGTGCATTTTGCGCTTAGCTCGCTTTGGCTGCTTACGTTAAAACTTGCAGGTAATTGCATTATGCTAGATTTCATCCCATTGAATAGCGTTTAATAACAACACATTAAAAAAGTCATTAGCCGTTTTTTATCAGGCTTCTTCTTGTACCCATACAGCCGTTTGCGCTTTTCCCGCCAATGTTAGTACCGCGATAAATTGTGGGCGAGTTAAATGAACGACTGTATTATCAGTTAATACCCACAACCAAGTGTCAGTATCGTTTTGGAGTGCTGCAATAGGTCGCAACATTCTGTTTTGAGACTCTTCGTCAGCATCAAAGGTCTTTCCATCGAACTCAACAGTTAAGCTAGCCACCGTAGCTTCACGCTCTGCTTTAAATTCTTTGCGTAATTGACTGTCAGTCAATGGAGTATTGTAAAACTCCCTTGTCACAGCGTTGTAAGTTTTACCCACATAATTATATTCATGCTCAAAATCTATGACGATCCAATCGTCTAAATTTTCAGGGATAGGCCACAAAACAAAGTTTGTTAGGTTTCCTTTATCTATGTATATCTTTTCATTTTCTATAAATGTCATATTGATACTTCTTTAAGTGTATTTAATGCCGTATATGGCAAATATTTTGGCGTTATCAGAGCTGTAAGCTAGGTAGTACGTAGTTGAGCCGTTTATCCACCAGTGATAGCCATGGCCATTATCCCAAAGCACTACCTTGCGATTCGCAGCACTAGACAAGGCTTTCAATAGACCAGGTACACTATGAACCATAGTAGTAGCCTGATTCCCGGCAGTATCACCGCCCACCACCTCTATTGCATCGTAGTTACGCCAACCTCTAATATACAAGTGGCCTGACGTTTGACCGCTAGGATTAGCAAGCAAAGTGGTCCTTTTGACCGTGTGAGAGTGGGAGCTTGGAGCTAAGCCACTTCTAGCTGAAGCTATAACCGAGGCTTTAGTGCTACCTTCGAGTCTGTATGAATCAGCAGCTCTTGAAGATGAACGCAAATAAGGGTGTGAATGATTACCTTTGTTGTAAGCTGCCCTAACTGCAGCAGAGCTTGCAGAAACAGAATTGCTTGTTGATGAAACTGAGTTTGATATTGCGCGATGCGTATTTGTATTGGGAGGAGTATCAATATATTCATAAGTTCCATCGCCTTTGTACAAATAAACCCTGTTACCGCTTATTCTCAATGCATCAGTAAGATGTAAAGCGCTCTTTTCAGTTTGATGAACAACAGAAGACGGTAATGAGTAAGTAAAATAGTTGGCGTTAGTCGCACCCCTATAACCCAAGCTTGCTAAAGTGTGACTGTGACCTGCGCCAGACTTACCCGCTAAAGCAGCCACTAAACCCGCGATGCTGGCAATAGATAAAGCATCTAAATCACTGCGGTTTAATTTGATATAGTCAACAATTTCTTGAATTTCATTTAGCGACGAGTCACCACTAAAAACAAGTGAATTCAATAGGTTGATATCACTCTGCTTTGCGTAATATGTTGGGGGTTGATTGTTTAGTTTGTCTGCGTTAATGGCAGAATCACCCGCGGCAAGTGCGCCAATATCAGAAGCCTTTGCGGTTTTATCTAACTTACTAGCCATCGCTAAATCGTAAGCCGCTTGGGTAACAAAGGTGTTATCTGGTACTTGCCAAGGTAGCGCACTCAATGACACGTTTAATTCTTGGGCTATATTCGCGGTTTTCCATACAATACTTTTAACGCTGTAATTACCGGTAGTAGGGCCATTTGTTTTAGTTTTTGTTTGTACCGGGGTTTGCACAACAGCTATCAATACTTCGCTTAAGTCTGCGTTTTGCGCTATTACGCCATACCAATTATATTCAAAGTTACCTACGTCATAGCCTAAAACGGTGCTCATCACTATAGCATTGTCATCTAACGCCCCTACACGCTCTATTGGCTCACTGTGCACAATATCGCTAGTTGGTACACCTTGGGTTAAATCAATGGCGGTTTGGGGTACTAATCCGGCAATGTTTCTAAAAATAACTCGAGTAATATTTTGCGCTTCTTGACCGGCAAAAACTGCATCTTTATACAAAACCCCTGCATCGGTTATGGCGAGTAAACTCATGTAATTACTTCCTTATCAAATTCAATTAAACCGATAGCAAAATAACCATCAATAGCGCTTATTGCGCTTAAATAGTAACGGCGGCAGGTTCGGCCATACTGTTTTATAATGCTGTTTACTAAGTCTTGTTTACCTGAAAATTCAGCTTCAATCATGGCAATTTCAATCATGTCCCAATCAAGACCGGTTATTCTTTCGTTAAACTCGACAAAGCCAAAACCAAGACGTTTAAATATTCGTTCCATGCCAACACTTGAGCCAGCATCTTTACTGTTAGCAATGCCGTGTTTTACGCGCTTGCTGTAAAGGTCTACGCTTTCATCGGGTAAGCGTTCTATGCCACGTTCCCAAGCTAATAGGTCTAAAATGGGTAAAGCATCGGTTTGGTTATTTATTTGATCAAGCCACCAAAGCAAATAACTTTCTACTTGCTGCCAATACGCATTGGCCGCTTTGGTCAGTGCAACTGAATTAACACCGGTTAACCAGGTAGGTAATTCAATGTTGTCTAATTGGCTAGACATTATTAGTCACCATGCTTGTGTTAATGGTGAGTGTGCTAATAGTTGGTAGCCAAACCCCTGCAGTAATATCGGTAGTGGTAAATTGTAACCTGGCTATTTCGGTAAATTCTGCGTGTAATTCTGCCGCTAATAAACTAAAGCTAAATACGGCATTAGGTAAGCAACGAGTTATCTTGTAACCCGCGTTTTCTCTAAAAGCTGACCGTATAAAGTTTTCAACGTCGCTGGTAATATCTTCGCTATTTGGTTTTAACCACATATTAAGCGCAATGACTTTGGCTTGTGTTGGTATGGCAAATACTTGTAAATCGTCACCTTGGCCATGAAAACCACTGGCAATATGGTTATTAATAGCATCAATTACCGCTTGGCTAACTTGGCCAATGTTTAAAAATACATAGGCGTTTGCACTACCGGCACCACGAGGGGCTGTTTGTTCAAAAATAATGTTATCAATGGGAATGCCTGATACTTCAGCAATAATTGATTTATACACCGCGTCAACGTGAAAATCGCCTAAACTTGCGAACTGATCACGAATGCGCAAACTAAAGTTTTGGTCGGTTTCGATGTTCTGGCCGTTTTTAATCAACCAGTCTTGTTTATTGCTAACACTAACACCGTCAATGGCTGGGGTTATTTTGCTGTAATAACCTACGACTAAATTGTACTTTTCACCGCTTTGCTGCGCTTCACATAAGGCAAGCGCTTGGCTTTGCCCGATAATAAAGTTGGTTTCAAATAAGGTGATTAGTTGATAAACCACGCCATTAACCGGGGTGCTTTCAATAATGGTGCCTGCAGTTATCGTTAATGCGCCTGTGGTATCGGTGCGGGTGAATTCAACATTACCTTGTGTTTTTACTGCACTTAAGCGGGTTATGTTTCGGTCTGCGCCTTTTAAATCAAGCCATTCGTTTTGTGCGGTAGCGACAAAACTATTAGGCATAATTTGTTTTGTTAAAATATCAATTATTTGCGCGGCAGGTTTACCCACTAAAGCTTTTTGCAAACGCCAAAACGGGCTCAATGGGCTGTCATTATTCACAACAAAATCATGCGCAATTAATTGCGCATCCCATTGTGTTTGCATGCCGTTTTCAGTCACGGGAATATCCGCATCAATTAATATTTGTTCAAAGTCGGTTTTGCTTAAATCAACGGGCATGGTATTCACCTTTGTCTATGGTTTGCGCTTTAACACTTAATTGCCCTTGCGCAGTTCTGAACACTTCAATGGTGCCAGGTATTAAACGTTCGTCCTGCTCTACGACTAATTCAATTTCGGTAAGTATCATGGCAATAGCATTGGTATTACGTAGGCCAACCAATTGCGCTAATAAGCCACTTTCTAAAATTCTGTGCTTAATGTCTTGGCAAATCACTTGCGTTTTAGTTAGCTGTACTGGTGTTAATGCTTCATCAAGCGACAAGTCACCATTAACAATATTTAAATCAATGTTAATAGCCATTAGCCAACAAGCTCCATTAATTGGTCGCTTGTTGCGAAAACATCGTCTGATTTAATGGTTAAGTTATCGACATACACACGCTTGCTTTGGTCTGTTTTAGCGTTTGAATTATTATGGGTTGATTGGGCAACTTGATTAAAATAATTGCTTTTTTCAACCTTGCGAGCACTGGCAGTACTTAATTGCTGATTACTTTGTTTGGCTTGTTCAATGGTTTCACTTTTAGCGGCCATTTCATTAATGTTAATTGGTACGACATTTGACACCCTATCAGCCGCATTTATTGCAGGGTTGTTAACGGCATGTTCAATTTTTTTACTTGCGCTTATTTCAACGTCATCACCAAACAAACCACTTACCCAACCAGCGGCAGACTTTAATAGGCCAATGCCTTGGGTTAATAACATGATCCAGCCTTTAATAGGCGCCATTAATATATTGAAAACACCACCCACTATTTCACCAAATAGTTGTCCGGCATTGGTTGCACCGGCAAGTGCTTCACTGGTGGCATGAATGGGGGTAAATAACGCACCAAACCAAGCAACAATGCCGCCAACGGCATTGCTTAACCATGAAAAACCATTACCGACAAAACCTAATTCGCTAAATAATGCTGAAAACACGTCAATAACGGGGGCAAAGCTACTCACTAAACCATCCCAAAAGCCAGACATAAAGGCTTTAATAGGCTGCCAGTATTTATAAATGGCAAAGGCAAATAAGCCAACAGCGGCTACAAGCCACGTTAACGGATTAGCCAGTAATGCGGCAGTAAATGCCCAAGCACCACTGGTTGCACTAAGAAAAAGTACGTTCATGGCACCTAATGCGCCACCACTGGTGGCGGCAAGTATTTGGAAACCTAATAAAGTGTTACGCGCAAAGCTTATTGCTGACGTTAGCCCTAAAAAAGTTTTTGTAAATATTGAAGCAACGCCACCAAAACCAATCATGCCAAATTTAGCAAAGCCCATGCCCATGTTTAGTAGGCCCATAGCCACAATTAACCCAGTAACACCCACGGCCATAGTGGCAACAACACCCGTTAACATGGGGAATTCTTGACTAAGCCAAAGCACGCCCCTAAGCATAGAGCCCAACACTTCAACCACGGGTTCAATAATGGGTAACACGGCTTGGCCTAATGCCGTAGCTGCCGCATTAAAACCACCACTAAGGCGCATCCATGCATCAGTTTGGGCGTTAGCCATATCAACAGCGGTTTGCATGCCTGTTTGTTCATTTAAGGCATTAATATTATTTTTTAATTGGTCGACTTGCGGTAGTAGTAATTTAATTAAGCCAGTCGCTTCATCACTACCAAAGGCTTTTTTAAGCGCATCTGACTTTGCCACGGTATCTATATTGCCAAATTTACCCTGTAAGGTTTCAAGCACATCAGCCATGGGTAATAACTTGCCTTGCGCGTCAGTTAATTGCACACCAAGTTGCTCTTGAGCTTTACCAACACCGGCTAAAAAGGCTTTGTATTTTGTACCGGCTTCACTGCCCGACATGGTCGCTTGTAATTGACCTAAAACGGCCATACTTTCAGCCATTTCAATGCCATGGCTTTGTGCACCTGCACCTAAACTGGTAAAGGCGCTAGACATTTCATTACCATTGGTTTTGAACATGCGAACAGCGGTGGCGGTTTGCCCTGCTAATTGTTCAACCCATTGGGTTTTCCCCATAGCCGTGGCATTGTCTTGATAAACACCATACATGGTGCCTAAGTAATTTGTTGCGGTTGACGCGTCTGATTTTGTGCCTTTGGCCATTATGGCACTGGCATTGGTAAACGAGCTTAATTCTTTGCCCGTTAACCCCGCAATAGACGATTGAATATCATAAGAGGCGCTAATAACATCAGCGGCATTACCCCCGTATTTAGCGGTAAAGTTGATTGAAGTATCATTGAGTTGTTGTAATGAACTTTCTGCGACACCTAACGAACTCACCTCACCTAGCGCCTGATTTGCAGCAATAGCAGGATTTAACGAGCCAACAAGCATCATAGCGCCACCCGCCGCGCCCATAAAACCACGCATCATTTGGTCTTGTGCACCACTGGCCTGTGAGCTGAGCTGATTAATTTTAGCCATGATCTTATTCACTGGCCCTGTTGCTTTATCAACAACGCCAATGGAATACATCAATTTTTCTAGCTTACTTAATCCGCTCATTGCTTTGCTTCAACTCAATAATTAGTTGTCAGGGAGTATTAAACTAATGCCGTTCGCGACGGCATATTTTAAGTTTTGCGCATTGTCGTTTTCTAAAAACAATGCTTGGGCTAATGTTTCTTCGGTTACCTCAACGTGGGGTAACCATTTTGCTTTGTACGCGAACAATTGCCCTATTCGGCTTTTGCCTATGTCAATTGCTCGCTGTTCTATTTTTTTATAGAAATGTCAAAGTCTGGTTTGTATTCTTCAAATACAGCAGCAGATAAATCTAATGCGGCACCGGGTACCGTTTTAAATAACTCTTTAAGATCAGCTTTACTTTCAGGGGCAACCGTTGCTATTAAAAAGTTAGTGGCTGGCTTGATTTTTTCTTTCATTGTCAGCTCATTAATATATTTATCATGCGCGGCTAAGTTCACGTTAAATACAAGTTCCAAATCACCCACTTCAACCGTTATTTGTTTCTCTAAAGCCATGTTGATTACTCTCTTTTTATCTGTTTAAAATTAAATGATTAACCGTTATTCTTTGCTATTTTTTACTTAAGCTGTTTTTGCTCTAGCAGCGTGTAAGAAAAGGTATTACCCCATTTTTTGGCCGATTCGCGGCATAAGGCCATAAAAGTGTCAAAATCATCAGGGTTCGCTATCACTTGGCAACCTGCGCTCCATTTATCAACTTGGGTTGACTCATGGTTAGCACTGGCACGATGGCAATTTATGCCAAAGTAGCCCTTTTGTTTAATAACATGGGTGGTGGTAACGTCCGTGTTTATCGTATCGTCCTTGTTTCAATCACGAAAAACGGTTACAGGTTTATTTTGTACAAGTGCTGGGTATTTACTTTGATGAAAACCAAAGGTCCATAAACCACGGTATTGACCTGGAACAACCACCGCAGTACCGTCAACATTGCACGGGTTTTCGCGGTAATAAACACCGGGGTCAGTCGTGCATTTAAATTGTTCTAATTGCCACTTTTCTTTATCTTTACTTTTATCTTTATAAAGCACACAAAGCACATCGTTAAAGCTATTGGCGTTAGTGTCTTCATGACGAACCGCAATGATATTTATACTAAAATCAGCTTCAAAAACGGTATGATGGCTGCGCTCCATCGCGGCCAATAAACTTTTTACCGTTAATGTTAACGGTTTAACTTCGGGTAAATTATCTATTGCTTTAGTCATGTCAAAATGTTCCTGTGCTTAATGGGGTTTGTTCAAATGCTTTTGCTAACGTTACTCATGCTATAACCGTTAAAGGTCGCGCACTTCATCTTTTGTTAAGTACGGAATACCATTAATTTTGATAAAGTCAGGTGAGGTAACAATGCCTTTAATTGAGGTAGTATCCTCTTCGCCACCTTCCGCTTTAAAGCCTAAAACTTCATCTAATTGCGGTAATACACCAAAGGCTTCAACGTTTTTAGTGCCTGCAGATACTTCAGCCATAAATGACACGTCAAAGGGCTCTATACCTTTCCAACTGCCTGCCGCTTTCGCTTGACCTTCTACAAGTAAAAAGTTTTCATGATCAAGTTTTAATGTGACTTCTGCTTCAACAGGGCCATCAATAAAGCCAGTAGGAACACCGCGCGTATATTTAACTTTTCGTCCATCAGTTATTTTTACATTGGCCTCAATAACATGAACCATTTTGTCACCAATCATGGTGTCAAAATCTTTACCGCCTAATGATTTTTTGCTCATAATTCTTACCTTAGAATTTGCTTAGGATCTGTTTGTAATTTGCGGCAAAAGCCGTACCTACAACTAAATAACTACTCTGTGGTGTCGAGCATAATGCCGACTATAATTGTGTCTGGTGAATCAATAGGTTTAACTTTCATCAACACTTGCAGCTGCGTTGGCGTAATCCAAGTTAAACCAATAGAGTCTTCGTTTGGTACATCAATTTCACCAGGGAATTTATCGGGACCAATATTGATACTTTTGCTCATTTCACGCAGTGGTTTGCTTAAAATTCGTTTACCAAAAGCTATACCCGTTGGTGAATTATTCAAACGACGGTTTTTAATTTGATAAATGGCAATAATGCGCACTTGTCTCGCGGCTTTATCGACCACGCGACCCGCTTCAATTTTTTTGAAAATCGCCACCTTCCGCATCAAGCATGTTCACGCTACCAAAGTAAATGCCGTCAAAGTCAGTATAAAATTGGATACAACTAAAACGAATAACATCAAGTGCTGCGGTTACAGCACCGGTTAATGGTTTACCGTCTTTATCAACGGGTGCAGGCAATAACGATAGTGGGCCTGTTAATACGCGCATTGGGCTATCAGCAATGGTTACGCTACGTTTGCATAAACGTCCAACAACGCCACCTAATTCATCACCATAAAGTAATGGAATAACCGCGATTTCTTTACCTGCAACACCCTCAATTAAAGGCTGTATAGCCGTGTTATGCTCTGCCCATGATTCACCCGTAACAGGGGTTGCATCACAACCTGGTGCGGCCATCAAAATTCTAACTCGACGAGCATGTGTTGAAAGTAATTCTAATGCTTTAGCTTGATAGGTTTCTACTTCGGGCTTGCCTGTAACGGGTGTACAAATAACAATAATTTCAGGACTAACACCTTGATCCATTGCCATATCAATTTGCGCTAAAATGTCATCACCTTGAGTGATAGGGATAGCCCAACCTGACACTAATTCGTCACCATTACGCATCCAAGCATCTAACTGAATTTTTAATGCCGTATCTGCGCCCACTAAGGTTTCAAAATCAGACTGTGCATTAATGGCAACCACTGCGTTTAAATTTTCCGTGCCTACACCAATAAACAAAGCCGCGCGTTCTACTTCTTTGGTGGCGCCACTACCTGTTTGTTGTGCGGTGACTAAAACCTTACCTTGAGACATGTTGTGATCCTTTTACTTGATTTATGTACTTTTTAGCTAACCAAGGCGCATTGCCTCGTCTAACATGTAATTTTTTAACTGTTTATATTCTTCAAGCTCTTGCCCTAAAAACGAACGTTCTCTTATTCTGTGATCCCACCTACGTCTACTTTGTTGGTAAACAGGTGAAATAGCCCTTAAAACAGCCCCTGCTCTCTTTATACTTAAGTTTCCTACAATCCATTTGATTGACGGTTTTTTCAAACCTTGCCCTCGGCTTTTTCGAACTCTGTACTCTTCTTTAAGTAAAGCTTTGGCTTGTCTACGGGTTGCAGGTCGTTCACCGTTAAGTTTCCCGTATTTTTTATCTAAACTTTTTAGGTTACCTTCATAACTGTCACCATCTTGGTGTGCTCTCGCTATTTGCGCAGTTCTCGTATCACCAAAAGTAACTACCGCATTGTTTTCAGTGGTTTTAACTATTAATTTTCGACCTATCTTTTTCAACATTCTGTTTTTACGGCCGTTAGATCGCTTTTTCCAAGCTTTTCCACTTAAATCAGACTGCCCCTTTAACCTTGCTCTTGTATCTCGTCTAACTTTTCTACCTGCACCGCGTAATATTCTTCTACGTTTACTAGGTGATAATGTGAGTAAATTAAGCTCTTCAAGTGCTTTACCGGCTTTAAAGTCAACAGCTAGCATTACGTGCTTTCTTGCTGAGAAACTTCACCGGTTAAGGTAAATATTTCAGCTATCCATAAACTTTGTTCACCAAAGTCATAGTGCTTGCCATTTAATAAAAAGGGTCCATCAACCTGTTCAATCAGTTCAATGTCTTCACTAAAGGTTTCAATGGTTAATTCCACTTCAACACTATTGTCTTCAAGCGTATCAACGCTAAATTCCACTTCGCTGCTATCCTCTTTTTCAGCATGTTCTTGCAACCAAAAACTAACAAATGCGCATATTAATTCAGCCGGTGCATTGCAGGGGTTAATGCTAATAACGCCGCTGTAATAAAACCTTGCTGCTAAAATGCCAGTGCCGTTAATGCGCTTACTGGCGGGCTCAATTCTGCCGCCCTCTATCCAGGCATCAAATTGTGTTGGTAAAGCGAGTTTTCTGTCTTGATATTTTGCATCAATTAAATAAGCAGTTAAGCGCTGTAATTTGCTTTGGCTACTCATGCTTAAATCAACTCTACTGTTAAGTTTTTACTGCAATTCATTAGTTGAGAAATGGCATCGTTACTTTGTTTAAGCCAATGCTGCTCACTGTCTATACGGTCTAACGCTTGTACTGTGCCTTTGTCACGATGGGTTTCCCCAAGCGTACTAATTAACAATAATGATTTTGCCAGGCTAAATACGGCATGCTTATACAAAGTAACAAGTGTGCTTTCACCGTTTACAACATCACCTGGTACATCAGCCAAAGTGTTACTCTCAAGCCAGTTAGTCGCGAAATAAAATGCTAAGTCTTTATTTACTGAGGTAATAGCTAAACTAAGTTTTTGCACGGGCATACCTGTGGTATTGCCGTATTGCGTTGCTATAGCATAATGTTGAATAAATTCAGCAATGGCTACATCAGGATAAAAACCATTATTACTGTTATTAGTGACGGTTTTTGTTGATGTGGTGGCCGATGGCATACCCGTTAAATTCATTTAAAATTATCCACTTTCAATTGTTAAAATTAGGTGTGGCCGCCACAACAAGCGATCAAAAACATATCAATGGTTTAATCAGTTGAAGTTGGCCACATGGCGTAAGAGTTGTTACTCTTTTGTTAAATTTCTATTTCAATATTTAGGGTTTTAGCAATATCACGCGCGGCTTTTTTAACCCCTGCTTTTTCGTTAATTTTTGTGGCTGTAATGTAATGGTGTAGCGCGTTGCCGTAGTTGAATCGAACATGTTCTAACTTACCCGCCATGGCATACGTTTTACCGCCAACAATTTCACCTAAGTCCCAATTGCCTTTTTCAGCCAAGCCAATAAGTTGATAGAACGGGTTGATAATGTTGCTGCTTTGAATGCTTTTAAGGCCTTTTTCTAACTGAACAGCACCTTCTGTATAAAGTTGGTCAGCCATAAATACGCCCCAATGCTTGGTATTAAAACGCGTTGGTAGTGGCTGTTTTTGTTCAACCATTAACGGTAAAAGCTCAAGTGCTTTTGACCAACGTTTTAAGTCAACTAACCAAATAAACACCCATGCAAGCACGATGTTTGGATGATTAGCGCCACTGGCTTGATAATCATCAACGTATTTCAAGTATTCGTTGTTGGTTAACGCTTCGCTTTTATACTGGTCTTTATCTTCAATGGATGAAAATTGTTTAAGCTGAGCTAAGTCGGAGTTCATGCCGATGGCGTACATGTCAAAATCTTTCATGATTTGAGTACGTTCACCTTTGTTTAATGTCACCGTTTTATCAGAGCCAGCTTGTGCAGGGTCAACGGCAATGATTACTTTTTTCTCATTGTTTCCTGATGCTGCGGCTTGTCGATTTCTTAGCATTTTACTCATGATTTTTACTCTATAAAAAATGGCCTGCTTACACAGGCCCAAAGTCCAAGGGAATTATTTAATACTTAATACCAGTCGGTACCGTCATATAATTTGACGTTGGTTGATTCAACATAGACACAAGCTTCTAGCACTGAAATACCAAAACATTCACGACGGCCATTCCAATCAATAATGGCTTCCGATTCGCTTGAATCTTCTACGTGTCTACGCCATGTGCCTTTTTGCACCATAATGACCAAGTTTTTAAGGCTTGTGATCATAATGCCGCGCGTTGGGAAAAATTCAGGCGTGTAAGCAGATAAACCAGCATAAGTTTTATTAACGGCTTGTAATTCAATGGCTTGTTTTTCGCTTGGAGTAGCACCGTGTGCTTCATACAATTTAGCTTTATCAGTGGCTAGTAACTCGCTACCTAATAGAACCACTAAATTTTTACGTAAGTGCTCAGGGATTAGCTGCAATGCGTCATGCACGGCCATATCAAGGTTTGCGTAATCACTATTATCACCAGAGCCGATATTAACAACACCACTTGCCGCTTCAATTTCAGTAACAACATTTTCAGGCTTTTGATCACGAAGGGTTTGTAACCAACCAATGTTACAATCTTGCATTAGTGGGTTAGCATCAATGTCTGAGTCAACAGCGTAGCTTGTACCGTTCCAACCAATAATTAGTCGGTCATTGGCAATAGCTTGCTGTACCCACTTACGGTAACGTTGATGGAAATCTTTAAAGGCAGGAGTCCAAGTGTCTAAATCATCGTAATGAATAAATACATCTGAGTGCACTTTATTACACTTATACTGCGAGCCAGTTAAACCCAATACATTACGTGGGCTACGCTTGTTTCCAGCCTTGGTATTTGTGGTACTCGTTACAGAGCCCGATACACCACCAAAAATGGTTTCGCCCTCGCCATGGTCAACAACTTGTGTGTGCACCATGCCTAAAAAGCTTGATTGCTCAGTAATTTGGTCTTGTAAGGTTTGCTCTAATGAAGGTGTAACTGTGAACTTGTGCGTCATGTCATCTACGCCATAAGCTTGAGCCATGCCTTGCATGATTTTATTAAACACTAAGCGAATATCTTTTTTCATGGTAATTTCCTGTTAACTATTCTGTTAAATAAATCGATAAAATATTTGTACTAAAGCATTGCTTCGTTTTTGCTGAAATCACCTAGATTTTCATCATCAGCATCGGTTGTTTCTTTTGCAGGTTCGCCAATGGCTTTACTTAATTGCGTACTTAAATTTTCAATTTGTGTTGCCATGTCACCTACTTGCTTAGTGACCTTATTAAAATCGTCATTGTCAGCTAATGAAAATTCAGTTTTCTTTTCTAGATCTTTTTCTGGCTCATCGCCACTAACATCTTCATCTGGTTTTGCAGTAAAGTTTTTTTCAATGTTTTGCATTGATGCGGTTAATGTTGAAAACCCTGTTGCTAATGCAGCTAATGGCTCAGTTAAGGCGGTTTGTAATTGTGTAAATTGGGCTTGATTCATTTCTTCATCGTCCTTTTTCTGGAATAAATTTTTAAAGCTAAAATGCGGCTTTTCCGGTGGTTTGTTTGAGTTGGTTAACGCGTAAATATCAGTAAAATCAAGCGCTGTTTTAATTTT